TGGGCGAAAGTCTGGCTAAATATGCCAAAGCCTGTACTTTTTTTGGGGTTTGCTTCAGACTACGATGACTTTTGTGAACAACACACAAACTGGAAATCCCCGGGCGGCACAGCACCAGATTATCAATTCACAAAAACATTGTTAGAAGCTGCGCAAATTATCAAAGCCGCTGCTGCCGTATATTGCAACCAAAATTCATTATTAACCATTGCGCAGGGGCTGGGAAAAGAGTACTGGCTGGAACATAAACCATACAGAACTAACACGCTGCTGGGCGGTAAAAACGAACACATTCTAACATGACATTCAGGAGCCACGGTTTCGCTTACGAAACAGACGAAAATGGGGTATTGTGCCAAGTGCATCCACTGCCCTTTAAGTATGACGCCGCGTATAGCGGTATTTATGACACGGAGGCCTACAGCCGGGGAAACGAAACGCTGCAAGCCCTGCGCCTTGGATTTGTGCTGGCGGCCCACGGCAGGCAGGTACAAAGTTTACTGGATATGGGGTATGGAAATGGCGCCTTTATGAAGTTTGCCCGGCAGTCAGTGCCATGGGTGGGCGGTTATGACATTACGGGCGTACCGGTGCCGGAAGATTGCTTTGTTGTTGATGACTTTATGAAAACAAAGGCCGACGTTATTACCTTTTGGGACTGTCTGGAACATATACACGATATTTCGTTCCTTCGCTGGCTGCCGCAGCAGACGCTGATAGTAAGCCTACCGTATTGCCATATAGAAACGGAAGGGCAGGAATGGTTTGACACAAAATATAAACACCGGAAGCCCAACGAGCATGTAAGGCATTTCAACGAGCGTTCTCTGGTGAGGACGATGGCCAGCTTTGGCTGGGGGGCGGTGGCCAGTTCGGGCCATGAAGATATTGTACGGAAGTCGGAACATGGTTTGCAGAACATTCTTACCATGGCGTTCAAACGGTAAATTGCGTGGTACATTAATTGTAGTATATTTACTAAAATATTTTTATGACACAACGACAAACAGTAATAATCTTAATATGTCTCATGGTGGATATGTTGATTAATGTTTTTGTGTTGTTATATCTATTACGTAATAATTTAAAAATCAACAAGATGTCTAAAACACTCGAGGAAGTTCAGGCACAGGTCACAGACCTTACTGCCGACATTGATGGCCTGAAAACAAAGGCCGACACAGCGGGCCAGAAATTGGATACTATTATTCAGGATTTGCTGGCAAAGATTGCTGCCGGCGGCGGCGCCACTGGCGACCAGCTACAGGCATTAAGCGATCAAATCACAGATGCCAAATCGCATCTCGACCAGATTACAGTTAATGACGGCACGAAAGACCTACCGCCCGTTTCTTAAACTTGCGTTTGGAACAGCCGCAATTGTTGCAAATTGTCGTTGCCATAAAGCCCGGGAAACCGGGTTTTTTTATGCCTGTTAAAAAAATATTTGTTTGTGAATTAAAAATTAATATACTTTTATACCTGCATGGCTGACAATTTCAAGACAATACAATGCGATGGGTGCCAGAAAGTTGTAGGAGAACTGGCTGAAGGAAAAGGCCGGTACGTCTGCAAAAATTGTAAGGGCATTACCGTTGTGGAAGTGAAAAAAGGAATAGTGAAAGTGCTGGAATTTCTGCCGCCAGCAAACAAAGTGGAACGCATACGGCTGCTGGGTGAAGTTTCAGACCCATATCAGGAACGGCTGGGAATGCACAGAAAAGACTGATTTACAGCGAACAACACACGCACCATAGACCTCCAAGCGGGGCAACAGACTAAAAAGATGTTGCCCTTTTTTTATTTTAAACCATGAATGAAAGCAATTTAAGAATACTACAGGCAACGAAAAACGCTCTAACGGGCGATTTTCGTGGGGCAATGAAAAGCCTCCTATCGCCTGACTTTGGCCAGCAGTTGCCTGCTGGGATATACCAAGGCGATATACTGGATGTGGTGCAGTACCGGGGAAACGTGCCGGGTTTGAATGATAGCAGCTGGGTGGCCAGCATAGACGGGAACGGTTACAATTATTTTCGGTATACCGGCCTGACGGACGCCACCAAGGCATATATGAAGTGCCCGCCGCTGAATTCAATAATTAACCGCAAGGCCAGTGCATACATAAATGGCAAGACATACGTAATGAATGCACAGGGCAAGGAGGCTACAACGAAGCAGGCCAAACAATTGCGGGCGCTCTTTGAAAAACCGAATGTGCTGCAAAGCTGGGAGGAATTCGAGGCACAGAACTATATCTACCAGCAGATTTATGGGTATTGCATTGTGCTAGTGGTGAAGCCAGCCGGCTATCACGAGGCTATAGATGCCAGCAGCCTGTGGAATATACCGCCCAGCATGGTGGTAATTGAGGAAACGAAAAAACTGTTTTACCAGACTGACCAAACAGGCATAATTGCATCAATAACGATTGATTATAAGGGAGAAAAAACGCCTTTGCCGCTGGAAGATGTGTTCATTATAAAAGACTTCACGCCCTCGTTTTCCACAATGATTCTGCCGGCAAGCCGTATTGTAGCGTTGGAAATGCCGGTAAACAACACGATAGGGGCGTATGAAAGCCGTAACGTCCTTATCAATTATCGCGGCGCCTTGGGCGTCATAAGCCGCGACCCGGGCGCAGGGGAAATGGGAACGCTACCCATGACGCAGGAAGAAAAGGACGCGCTGCAACAGGATTTCAAACGGTATGGCCTGCGCAACAGGCAAATACAGTTCATCATAACCAAAGCGGCCATTAAGTGGCAGCAAATGGGTTATCCCACAAAAGACCTTATGCTGTTCGAGGAAGTGGAGGCCGACACACAGGCAATGTGTGACAGCTATGGCTACCCATTCAGGTTGCTTTCCAGCAATAGCAGCAATTCACTGGGCGGTACAGACGCTGGCATATTCGGCCGTAACCTGTATCAGGATACAACGATACCGGAAAGCTGCCGGATATATAGCCAGTGGGAACGCCTGTTTAAAACGGCTGATTACGGCCTGTTCATACAAAAAGATTACAGCGACGTGGCCGTGTTACAGGAGGATAAGGTACAGGCTGGTGCTGCACGGTTCAGGTTGAATCAGGCGCTCCTGATAGAATGGCAAAACAATATGATTACGTGGAATGAATGGCAGGTAGAACTGGGCAAAGACCCAAAGCCGAACATGGATATTTATTACACGGACATGGTTAAGCAAGGCAAAATATTCGGTGCCGCGCCGGTCAGCCCGGTTGACCAAGGCGCCAACGAACAACAAACAAATAACCCCGCGACCGCCCCGGCGCCAGCGGCATAAAATAGCAAACAATGGCAAAGCCAACAACACACGCAGAACTTGAACAGCTGAAGCAAAAAAAGCTGAACAACTATTTCAAGGTGAATGATGACCCTAATACGGTCAACTTCACGAAGGATGTGGATATGGCTAAACGCACGGTTACTGGCGTCAGTAATACGCTGTATTATTTTGACAGCGATAGCGACGTACTTATTTCCGGGTGTATGGATAAGACGCTGGCAGAACGCGGGCCAGACAGTGCCGGGGCTGCCAAAATAAAAAACGTGAAAGACCACAATATAAGTCAGCGCATTGGACGGCCAAAGGTGCTGAAGGAAGCAACTGTAAACGGCCGGAAGGTGCAGTACTTTGAAAGTGAACTGTTTCCTAATACGCTGGGTAACGATACACTGATTGAATACCAGAACGGCGGTATTGACCAACACAGCATAGGTTTCAGATACATGGATTTGGAACTTATTACTGCTGACGATGACGCATGGAGCAAGTGGCTGGCACAGGTAATAAATCCACAGGACATGGAGGACGAGGGGTATGTGTTTATTGTAAAAGAAATTTCACAGTTTGAGTGGTCACCTGTCTCTTTCGGCGCCAACCAGCTAACGCCTTTTCTCGGTGTCAAGTCGGACAATAAGCCCGGCATGGTGCTGAAGGTGCTGGAAAGGGTAGACTACCTACAGAAAGCCCTTAAAGGCGGGAAGCAAAGCGATGAGATATTGTTCGATCACGAACTGGAATGCAGGCAATTAAAACAAATCATAACTGAACTATTTGAAGAACAGCCATCCATAAAGGCCACCCTGCTGCAACGGGGCCGGCATAATAGCGCGGATACTGAAACGAAAGATAGTTCTATGCGAATCTGCTCCAATTGCATGGAGCAGTTCATGGCACCGACGGAAGGAAGCGCACCCTGCCCAGCATGTGGGCAGTACATGCCAGCGACGCCGGGGCCGGGATTTGATTTGAATAAAGCGATAAAGGAATTCAAATTTTTAACATTTTAACCGAAACAGTATGTTAACGGAACAACAATTTACCGAGCTCGTTGCAAAGGTCGGCAAAGAAACCGGCGAGCAGATTAAAAAGCAGTTTGCCGACGCCGAAAAAGCGCTCAACGACAAAGCAATTGAGGCAGCCAAAGGCAGCATAAAGGCTGACGATTTCGAGAAATTCAAGACAGACGAAATGGAAAAAATAAACGCCATTTTATCCGACCTTGAAAAAATAGAAAAAGCCAGCAAGGAACAAGGCGCCAAACTGAACGCCATTATGGAACACCCGAACGGCCAGAAAGTGAAAGGCATTGATGATTTTTTAGCATTGCAGATACCACGTCTTTTGGAATTAAAGAAGTCAGGGCAGGGTTTCATAGAAGTAACCGGCGAACAGCTGAAATCAGCCGGTGTAACCAGCATTGCAGGTAGCGTTCAACCCATGGCCGCGCCTCCCGGAAGCCCTTACGCTCCCGGCCTTGATGGCACGGCACTGGAACTGTTTGATATCGTTCGTAACGCGAACTTCATTATCAACCGTGTTTCGCTGGGCAATACAAACCAGAGCAGGCTGGCATGGATTAATGAAACGGATTATCAAGGTACACCCGGGACAAACGTTGCTGAAGGCGCTGGAAAGCCCCTCACTCAACACTTATTTCAGGTGGCTTTCAGCGCAGCCAAAAAGGCCGCTGCATACATAATCCTGACAGAAGAATTTGACACAGATTTACCCGGCCTTTCTGCCGACGTAAAGAACATGCTGCAAACAGACGTTATTCGTTCATTCGATGACGCTCTGCAATTAGATGTACGTGGCGCCTCTAAACCTTACAATATCACCGACATAAACGGTAAAATATTTGACGCAAACCAGTGGGATGGCATTCTGGCCATGATTACGCAGGTAGGTTTCAGGAATTTCATACCGAATACGGTGGCGTTGAACTGGATTACAGATGCAGCTGTGCAAATGCAGAAAGACACCCAAGGCCGTTACCTTATTCCTCCTTTCCTTCAGGACATTAACGCCCTGAAAGTAAAGGCGAATAAAATGGCAACCGGCTTTGCGCTGGTGGGCGATTTGCGGCAGTATCAGGTTCGCATGTACAAGGATTACACAATGCGTATGGGCTGGATTAACGATCAACTGATCACCAACCAGTTCAGCATTGTAGGCGAACTGCGTTACCATAGCTTTATCAGCGACAATCGCAAGGATGCAATCGTGTACAACAATATCCAGTATGTAGCGAATGCGCTGAACGGCACACCACACTCTTAATATTTTTTATTGCGTTAGTGATGGCATTGATTGACGTTTCATATTTTTTTGGCGAGTTACTGGTGGCAAATGCCACGGTAGCCGGCGGCCCAGTAGGGGAGGAATTGCAATTGTACATAGACAAATACGAGAAACAGTTCCTCCGCTACACCTTGGGCCATGATTTGGCAGCTGCATTTGCTGCCGGGTTGCTGGTAACACCGCCGATAGAGCAGCGTTGGACAGACCTACTGGACGGGGTGGAATTCACCGACCAAAGCGGCAGGGGCTATACATGGCGCGGGCTGAAACCGCCCATTGATGGCACCAGTAAGCAAAGCCCTATTGCTATGTATGTTTATTTCTTTTACCAAAAGAATTTATACACACAAAGCGCAGGCGTCGGTGAAGTAACTACCAAAAATGAAAACGCCGTAAAGGCCAACCCGGGAGAAAAGATGGCCCGGGCGTGGAACGAAATGAGCAGCTGGATAAGGGATTTGGTTTGGTATATGAACAATAAAAGGGACGTTTACCCGGAATGGCAGACCAACCTTTTATGGAATATGCAGCGGAATTTTTTACCAGTAAATACTCTGTTCTAATGAAAGGCGCCGTTTACGTGATGGATGAAATGCAGGCTGCCGTGGCAAATGTGGCCAGCAAGTTGGGAACGCCTGTTTACTATATGTTCGGTCACCCGAGTGAAATAGTGCAGAACCTGACAGAAATGACCGCAGCGCCAAGCAAGGCAAACCTGAAGTATCCGCTCGTAGCACTGTTCACGGATATTTTGGTAGACGCAAACAAAGACGGTTTTTATGGTGATGCAAGGTTGACGCTTATTATAGCCACGATGACAAAGCCGGAATATAAAGCGGCACAGCGTCTGGCAAACAATTTTAAGCCCATCCTACAGCCTATAAAATGCGAATTAGTTGACCAAATAAGCCGGGTAAAGCAGTGGCAGCCAACGGGCGGCGGCGAATTACGATACAAAGAGATTGAGCATTATTACTGGGGAAAGGACGGGCTGTATGGTAGTGACGGGAATATTTTCAACGACTTCATAGACGCAATAGAGTTAAGGGATGTAATGGTAACAATTAAACCAAAAATTTGCTCCACACTTAAAAAAAGTTTTTAAAATGGCAAACAAGATAAACAAACCGCTTTGCGCCACGGAATTCG